TTCTTAAGCTTGTTAGACATTATCTTTATCTGTTTTCCTACTAATTTTATAGATGCTGCCTCATCGTGGTAATTGGATTGATAGTAACCTTACATGAGTGTGCACTGGCGTGGGGCTATTATTTTAGCCCTGCTTTCTAATATCTGCACATAATTACATGATGATCTTCATTGATGTGGATCTCACTATCCTATCATGTCATCATCAGGCTCACTTCCCTCTTCACTGTCATTATCTGAAGCTCTCAGGCTCAGTGGGTCTCTTTTCAAGGCTCTAAACAAATTAATGAGATATGGCCTACTCCTTGTTGTGCACACATAATTTTCCAGAGCTCTCCTGATTTCCTTCCTACCTACTTTATGGACAATATTATCAACAAACTCATCCATTAAAGGATGAGAGACCATAGCCAAGTCAGATATTTCCTTATAATGAGCAGGGCCAAATAGATCTATATCTGACATGTCAAACTCCTCATTATCATATTCTTCTTCCAAGTCTGCTGCTAACTCTTGGACCGCAAACTCAAATCCATCAGCAGAAAAATCCTCTATCATGAGTTCTATTATAGAATCATAGTCCATAATCTGGTTTGACTCAATGACTTTTGGAATTCCTGAGTACACAGTTCCAACTCTTGATCTCAGTGATGACTCAGTGCACGTCTTTATTATGTGCTGGAGTCTCTCTGGATCTATATGGTCTCTCTTGATCTTACCTTCAGAGAGATCCAGTATTTTCCCAATGAATACTGAATGCAATGATTCACACTTCATCCATGATGAGCTGGGATCTTTGGAAAACATTGACATAATTTCTCTCACTGTGCGATTGGTGCTTCTCACAGAAATAGGACTTATGTCATTATCAGATGCAGTGTAGGACAGGACGTGCATGTCTGATCGACTTTCCTTAATATAGAGATTGATTGTTGATCTTCTTATCTTCATAGAGATTCTATCTGATGTTATGTTAACTAAATCTGTCATCCTCTCTGATATTAAGTAAACTGGACATCCATAGGGTTTATCCGATCCATACAACTTGTAATCATATAACCAAAATTTAACAGTTTTAAAACTGTGCTTAGATGAGACATCAACATTGTTTTTTGCACCAATGTCTTCACACCAGGCTCTTACACTCTGGCATATGTGCCAAGGGCTTGTTCTCCCTGACACTGTTATCATTTGTAAAGTGGGAGGCATCCCAATCTTGTTGTATATCTCTATCTGAACCTGAGAACCATCCATGACTCCTCTCCATGTGCCATAGCCATAATAGTTTACCTTTCCATCAACAACCTTTGACTCTTGAGCTTTTAGAAATCCGCCTATTGTGCCTGCTCCCACTTCCTTGATGAGGTCTACAATTGAAGTGTCATTCCCTACAAATCTCTGCAGTATTCCTATTATATTTGTCTTTGTCTTTCCATCTGATTCTTTGATTTCCAGAAGTGGGGTCCTAAATAGAACCTTTTGGCACATGTCTTCTTTTGCTTCAGATGAGTATGGGCCTTGAAGTATCCCAAAGAGAAGATGCTTCAATAGTTCGGCATTCTGGCTCCTCTCTAAACCTGTTATGTCCTCAATATCTTTAATGTGACCAACCTTACAGAAATTATCTCTAACGACCATTGCAAGTTTAGAAACACCAGATCTTTTTTTAACTGGGGCTCCCGTAACTCTCACAACTCTGCTCTTACCCTCAATCCTAGCAAAGAAGTTTCTAATCTGAACATGACTATGAAGGGGACTCTGAACAAGAGTGGATGCAGGGTCATCTCCCAGCCAGCTTATAATGCTTTTTAGCCTGTCCCATTCCAACTCGAACATTGTTCTGCCTATTTTGCTTTTCTGGGTGCCAAACCATTTATCCGAGACCAGTTTCTCAGGAGAAACTCTCAGAGCTCTATGCTCTTCAAAGACCACAACTCTTGTTTGTGTTGCTTCCTTTAAGTTAGCTCGTCTTGCTATGTTAATCTCACCTCTGTTAAAAACCACAATGTCAAGCTGATTTAGCTCCTCTATATTTGGGAATAGGAATAAGAGATCCTCATCAGTCATATCATCTGATCCTGAAAAACCTTCGTATGCCGCCATCTTCTGAAGAAGACTATACTTAGAATTCTCCATGAAACTGAATTCTGGCCTTCCACTATCTTCAAAAATATTTGCCGATAAAAAATACACTGATGATGCCATCACTTTAGCAACCGCGTTTCCAGATGACAAAGATGACACCACACCAGGACTATGCACTTTTTCAGCAATTCTTAACATAATCTCATGACCTGACCTGGGTGCTCTATAGAGTACTTCAGGATTTTCATTGATCAGATCAACCCAGTTGTCAGGTATGTTGAGCCTGTCCCTGAGCTTCTTAAATTTTTGTCTGGATCCCCATTTTAGAGATGAGCTTAATATAAGGGCACCTCCTGGACTGACACTGCAAGTCTCAGGAACCAGTGGGTTGTCCAAATCATCATCTCTGTCTTCCCCACCTCTCACTTTCTTCATGAAAAATGCATAAAGCTTCTGGAGAGAGGTTCTTGTTATTGCTTTGTATAAATTAAATCTGAAGCCACCCAACCCTGCTGCATATGGATTATCTAATAAAAAGAAGCCAAGTCCTGGGTCTTTCCATTTCAGAATTGCTTTTTTATATTCACCGAATAAAGATGAGACTCCCATACCCATTAGCATGTAGTGAAGGGTGCATTGACATTGCTGAATTTGAGCTGATAATGAGAATGAACCACCTCCTTCTGATACTGATGTCATGAGATTTGCTGCCTCCTCTTGTCTGGCAACTAAAGTCTCAACCTCAGGCAGACTGCAACATGCAGAAATCCATCTAATAGTAGGTCTTACATGCTGAGAGTGAAAATAAAACTCAGAATTATACTCCATAACAAAGTCAGTGTTGGAAGTTGATTTTTCTGAAGGATAGATTGCCAGGTACACTCCAAGTCTCTTTTTCATTCTAAAGCAAAGAGCTGCTGCAACCTTATATCTTGCTAGGATTTGGGGGTCTGAACTCGGAAAGCTAATTATCATACTGCTATCATCTGAGCCCTGCATCATGTCACAGACAATCTTGAAAGATGCTTCAGGATGAACCTTCATGTTCATTATTTTGAAAGTTAAGGATCTGATGTACTCTTGGTGAATTGTGTGTAAGAGAGAAGAAGTGAAATGAAGAATCCCCTGCATCATTCCAGTTTTAGTTCTCAAGAATGTCTGCCCTTCAGCAATCCATGGTTGCTGTCTCTCACCATGATATGCTTCAAACAAATCCTTCACAAAAGGGTCTTCCACGTTAAGCTCTTTATGCCCGTCAAGTATCTTCAAGTAGTTTAGGTTCATCATCATATATTTGTTTGTGAACATTGAGCACCCTCTTATAATCACAGGCCACCATCTGGGATGTGTAAATTCGCACAGCATGAGAGAGAATTTCGTGACAAAATGTCCTTGATTCCATTTCCTGGCATCATCAGATGTGGCACAGGTCCAGACTGGGCCTTTGCAGTGCTTCCTAGCTCTCACACCATGTGATTCTGGAATCTTTGTCTTGTTTGATGGGTTGCAAAGGGTGTCAGAAGGAAAGAAAGACCCTATGGTTCTAGCAATAGCTTCTACAATGCATTGAACAATCCTTTCTTCAGCACCCATCACATATATTTCTCTAAGTCCAGCATGCTGCATCTTCTTGAAAAGGCAGATGTGCATTGCAGACCTCTCCTCTATTTTTTTCATGCATTCATCAAACATCTGTATAGCTAATGTCTTTCCATCTGAGGCATATGAAGACATCCTAACAAGAAGCTTGTCCCTGGTGTAGTTCTTATCTTTGACATCTTTGTAAATGTACCAATTCTCGTCAAAATTGCTGGTAGCTTTAAGTGTTGCCAATCTTTCTAAAGTTATTGATGATATTTCTCTTGTGATTTGAGAATCAATTTCAGCCATAACAGACTGTCCGTGGGTCTTCTTAAGCAGCTGCTTGGCATGTTCAGTACAGCTCTTCAGGTAACTCACACTAAACTCATGCATACTGGGATCTCTTGGGTCTTCATAACCAAGATATCTATCAGACTCTGGGCATAAGTGCTCCAGTTCAATTATCTTTTTATACATTTTAGACAGCACTGATGGCTCAGTTTCTTCTTCTTTATTTTTAAAATATCCATTGTAACACGCACTTATTAGAGGCTGCAAATCCTTGAGAGGAGATCCAGAGAGAGGGTTGAATAAGAAACTCCAACTAATCTGGCCACCCTTTTTATTCAAGGCAAATGGCCTTTCAGCTATTCTTCTCATTGATGATATCACTCGATTAAACAGCAATACCTGAAGCTCTGTTCTGAGTATAGTTGGGATCTTACTGACCATTTTTTGAGGCTTTGGCAATTCAGGCTGAGAGACAAAACCTTCCATAACTATATATCTCATTATAGTCTGGAGTTCTTCTGTAGCAGATTTGTCCTCCAGTAGTGTTAACAATGACATCTTTGTCATGTATCTGACCTCTTGTGCAGAGCCACTTCTGTCTTGACTTGCCGTTTTTGTGGACTCCCAGGCCAAGAATCCATATGCTTCTGTCCAGAATGCTAATGCTGACTCAATCAGAGAACAGCACTTGCACAAGTTTGTCAGTTTACTCATTTTATATGAAATAAAATCTGTAACCAGAAGATCTCCGGCATCAATAGGTTGCTTGAATACACCATCTCCCCAGAGACATCCTTCTAAATGAAATTTTGACACTGCAAGGGAAACAAAAATGTGACTAGTAGAAAGTGTCGGCTTGATGAGTAAGTAAATCTGAGAATCTTTAAGTCTCTTAACAATAAAAAACCCTGGTTTGACATGCTGCTTAACAGATGCTGAAAGCTCAGCTCCTATCAAGGAGACCATTTGAGTCCATGAGCCTAAAGGGGAATGCAAAAAGTTAGAATGATTCGTCAGGAATTCATTAGCTCCTTGATTTGCTGTTAAAGTTGGCTGATGTATCGATTGAGCTGCTATTCTCAGGTCATAGTCTTCATCTAGGGGGCAGTATAAATCGTTATTAGTTGCGAACATGAAACTTCTGTGGTCATTTAGAAACCCTTCAATCCTACTAACATCATGGTCTGTTCTGAAGCACAGCTTACTTCGTTTTCTAGCCTCCTGAGATGAAGGAGAATCTTTGTGCTTTTTACCATTCACACCTAATGTAGCGATGTAGTCTGATTCTTCTCTGTTCAACTCTAATTTCACTCTATGATATTTATTTCTTTCATCAGGTCTCTCCATGCCTCCATTTAATGCAAAGAACAGCTCATCTTCAAAAGAGTCATCCATTCTCAATATTTCATCGCACTGAGCAGATAAGCACACCTTAGACCAAATCCCGCACATTGGATGGTCTCCTGCTACAGAAAACTCCTTAAGTGGATTTAGGTCTTTCCCTTTGGGACCCTCTCTAGTGAACCATGATGGGATTTGGACTGTGGACTTGGAATCATATATATCTCTTGCATGATCTAGTCTATTGTAGTTTGAGGTGAACTCTGATAAGAAACTATCACACTCAGACAGATTCATAGAAAGTCTTTCATCTAGAGTTCTGCCTGACTCAGAGAAAGAGCTCTTTATCATGGCCTCCTGAGCATTCTGCATCTCTTTTGATATAATCTCTGTCATGTAATTTTCATCAGGTATAAGCCCTCTGAACTGATCGAACATTCTTTTCTTAAAATATGGGAATGAGCTTTCGGTTACTGACCAGTCAACATCTATCATAGAGAGTATTCCCAAGACTTCTCTCTCGGTTTTTGTAAGTTCAGAATCATCGTCAGTCAATTCTGGACATAACTTCATGGCCTCTCTGAATATGGAGAGTGAGAGCTTGTATCTGTAAACTAGCTCATTTACCTCTTCGTCATTGAGCATTAGATTACTGATAACCCCTTGCCTGTGAACTGCAATTACAGCCAATAGTAGCTTTCTCCCGTGTGATCTATTGGCACATGCTATTTCATATTTTCCAATTTTGTTAAGAGCTGCCTTCATGGCTCCATTTTCCCCTCCTCGAAAAGTTGTGAATTCTATCACATAATATGACCCAGAGGCAGTCTCAATTATCATATCAGGGCTGTGGCCATCAAATCCATCTTGCTTTATTTCAAAAACAGAACTGAACATTCTGTCAGTAGCTTCTGAGAGATGACCAACAGTGAGATTATGCACCATGTTAGGGAGCTCTTTTGACGGGATCAAAATATCAGGACTGCTGATTAGTGTTGAGCCAATTGTAGAATTAGGATCAGCATTTGAAAAATTCAACTCAACTCTTAGACTTGATCCCATCTTAGTCAAATCAAACTCAGGAAGCTCATAAGCATAGAGACTATCCACATAGCTGTTCAACTTCCATTTGTTAAAGCCGTCACTCAGTGGTATTTGTTTTTTTATTATTTCATCCATAGTTGGGCCTCTTT